TGACCCCCAGCCCTAATTTACCATCATTAGTGAGACGCATCTTCTCACTTCCGTTATCCAGCGTGGTTGAGCCAGTTTTGTAAATAAATACGCCTGTGCCTCCAGCAGACAACACCATATTCTCATTAGTGCTACTTTTAATAACAAGATTGTCATAGGTAGTTTCATCACCTATTTGATGACCGTCACCAATAGTCAGCGCATCAGCCGTAATTGTGCCTGTGACATCAATGCCGCCAGAGGTGGTGGCGAGTTTGGGGGCGTTGTTATGATAAAGATTAACTGCCCCATTATATGTGGCGTTGAGGTACTGCTCAGTTCCAGACTCATTTAGAAGCTCTAGAATGTCAGCCTGCAACTTCAAATTGCCTGTTGCGTTTACAACTCTGCTACTCGACCCATCATGATAAATCTGCAAGTCAGACCCAGCACCGAAGATGGCCTTGTCGTTGTCGCCGAAGTTGATGTCGCCTGTCATTGAGCCGCCAGTAAGGGCTAGGAAACCTGTTCCTGATACGTATGCCGCTACCCAAGCAGAACCTGTATAGACATACATAGCTTCAGCTACTGTGTCAAAATACAGCGCACCTGCTACCAGTGCATTACCATCATTGTCCACTGTAGGTGCGGATGACTTAGAGCCTAGATACCTATCATCAAAGTTATCGTAAGCCGCTAGTGTCGCATCTCTTGCACTCTCAGCCGCAGTTTGTGCAGATGATGCAGATGACGCAGATGATGCCGCATTGGATGCGGATGTTGAGGCATTTGTCTCTGATGCCGCACTGTTAGCTTCGCTAGTCGCCGCATTGGATGCGGAAGTTGAAGCCTCGCTAGCCTTTGTTGTAGCTATCCCAGCTTGTGTGGTTGCTGTTGCGGCACTGGTTGAAGCCGCTGAAGCATCCGAGGAAGCTGAAGTAGCATCGGCTGCGGTTGATACAGCGTCTGCTGCTGTAGAAACGGCGTCTGCTGCTGTAGCAATCCTGTCGAGACCAGTTTGCACTCTATCAGCAGCGGTTTGTGTGGCATCGGCAGATGTACTAGCGGCATTTGCAGACGATGAAGTTGCTGCTGTTTGTGATGTAACCGCTGAAGCTGCGGATGCTAAAGCGTCTGATGAAGCCGAAGCTGCGCTTGAAGCTGCTGCGTTTTGAGAGACTAAGGCTGCTGCGGCTGATGTGGTGGCATTGGTTTCTGAGGTTGCAGCATTAGTTTCTGAGGTTGCTGCTGCAGCTTCTGACGCAGCTGTTGTAGTAACATAGCCGTTTAGTGTTGTTACAAGAGATTCTATCTGTTCTGGGTCTTCACTGACCACTTGAAATACGGAACTAATTGGCATCTGTTTTTACCTTAATTTAAAAGATCTTGTTCAAAGTTGAACGATGGTTGAACAGACGCATCAGCTGTCAAAGAGTCTGTAGCGTCAGCCAATGAGGCGACGTCTGCATAAATCTTGTTGTATACGTCTTCAAATTGAGGTTTGCGTGAGTCGTTAAAATAATCAGCTGCATACATAACGGCGGCATAAACGACTAAATCAGGACAAGAAACTGAAAGCGTATTTGTGTCAGTGTTGTTTACAAGTGGTGTGTCGTCTGCGACATACATCACCCAAAACTTATGTCCTGCTTGTGGCTTTGGCTTAAGTTCAAACGTGTTTTTAATACGTGTATAAAACTTAGGCTCACCAGAAGCTGGGTGCTTTTTGCTGAGGTCTAAAAACTTGCGAAGCGGCACGCGCTCTAAAATGCGCTCTTCGTCAAAAATATAAATAAGTTCTAGAAAATCACCTTGAATATAGTATGTGCCTGTCGCGCTATCAAAAATGGCTGGTGTTGTTGTACCAGCAATAATTTCGTGTTTTTGTTCAAGAGAAGGTAGGCGTAATGTTCTTAGCAGACGGCGTTGCGCTTGTGTAACAAACGTCGCTGCAAGAGCGTCGGTGCAGTCATTACGGTTAATTAAGTCAATGACGTCTTGCTTAAGGTCTGCAAAAGTTGCCATGTTAGATCCTCTTAGAAGTCGTTATAAAATGGTCCATGTCGTGTGTTTTAAGCCACTTAACAATGTCTTTGATTGGTGCTTTGTAAACGTCGACACCCTCTTTGAGCATTTGCTCAACAATCACAACTGGGATAGATGCCATTTTTAGCATTTCACCGCTTTGGGTGTATCCACCAGCTGTCTTTTGATTTTGAAGTTCTTGCAAAAAATCTGATGAGATTTCTTGGCTGCGGGTTCGATACAAACCGTCAGCGTCTTGGGCGACTGCCATATTGGCGTCGATCAATGTTTTATTCATTATATCCCCTTAAAAATGAGTGCGAGTGCCCTCCGTAAGGAGAGCACAACCGAAGGACACCCGCACAAACTTGACTAGCTTAGATAGCGGATCAAGCCTGAAGCCTTGTAGTTAGTGTGCTTCAGACCATACTCGGTTACCATCATGTGCTTATCAGCGTCGCCATCCTTCGCGAGAAGTTCGCGAGTCATTGGGCGTAGTTCGCAGATCTTCCAGTTTGCTGGATCGTACATGAGAGCTACTGATGTCTTCATGAAACGGTTCATGACAACACGCTGCTCGCCATAGGGTGAGATGTAGACGTCAACGACGTTCATCAGTGTGCGTCCACCGTTTACAAAGTGCTCTTGGCGTGCGTTGCCTGAGCCTACTGCAGAACGAGTAAAGCCAGCGATGACTGTTGAGTCAGCAGGCTTGATCATCAATACTGATGCTTCTGCACCTTCGTCATACAACTTTTGGCCGAGATTTAGAATGTCCTGCTCAGTCAGTGCGGCAGGTGTTCCAGAAGTTCCGCCATCTTCGATAACAGCGGCGTTGATGACATCAACAGAACCAGCGTCTTGGCCGTGTACGTTAGCAGTCAAGCGAGCTGCAGAAGATGAACCTGCGTCTGCATCGTTACCATTGGTAGTGCGATCGCCAACAAGGTTAAATTCGATGTCACGCTTGAATTCTGCAGCCTTCTTTGAAAGCTGGTATGCAGTTTCTTGTGCCCGTCCGTAAGCGTCAATCGCGTCAGCAGTCGCTGAGATCTTGATTGTCTTTGACTGGATCTGGGTGTAGTTCGACCGCATTACTGTTGGAGACAAAGTCAGATCAGAAGCGGTGAAGCCTTCAATCTCTGCATTTTCTGCAGTTGCTGCCAACGAATCTTCTTGCCACTGGAACAGAGTGTTTTTAACAGACTCTTTGCCAATTGATGACAGGAAAGGTGTAGTTGTAGGTGAAATGTTTGAGATGATGTCGGAAATATCTTCTTTGATTCCGATCTGATTGTACGTGGTATATGTAGCCATTGATTCCTCTTATAGGGCTAAAGATTAGTCACTAGCAGACCATCGCGCTAAAAATGCATCCCGTGCCGCGTCAGTTGTGCCAGACTTAGCAAGAGCGTTCATTGCTTGCTGCTTGGTCCGCGTGGCTTGGCTTTGTGGTTTGGTTGCACCAGGTTTAAGTACTCGTTGAGGTGCTTTAGTACGTTTTTTGACGGCAACTTGTTTGCCTTGATCGTACTTCATAGCTTTCAACACCAATTTGATGGCTGCTGGGTCTACAAGTTGATCGATGTCTTGCTGGCTAATGCCTTGGCTAACACCATATTTTCTGATCTTGTTATAGAGATCCTCAGACCAATCAGGGATTTCTTTTTGTAGAGTGTTGATCGCTTCCTCAGCTCGCTGTTTCAGTTCCTGCTGGCGAGTTGATTGGATCATCTCCAAATACTTATCTGACTCTTGATTAAGAAATTGGTAGTCATCGTAAGCAGCCTGGGCTTCTTTGCGAAGTTGGGCAAAGTCTTCAGGCTCCATTTGACGAGAGGCTAGCAGCATATCAATCTCTGCGTATGGCTTTAGCTTTTCCTCAGCTTTTTCCAACAGGGATTTCAACACGACTGCGTTCTTTTGTACCTCTTGATCTAGAGTTTTGCGTAGTTCTGCTACTTGTTGAGATTTTTTAGTAAGCGACTTTTCTTGACCGTATAATCGTTTCAAGTCTTTAACAGATACTTCGTATTCGTCGTCTCCAACTTTGACTTTGGTGACAAGATCATCAGCTGCTAATTCAACTTCATATTCTTCATCTTCATAGTCGTCATTTAGATCGACGTCATCGAGGTCTATTTCTTCACTTTCGACAACTTCATAGTCTTCAACATCCTCTGCGCTTTCGCTTACTTCTTCGACAGAGTCTGTTTCGCTTTCATCTTCGAGTTCCGATGTCTCCGGTTCTGGAGAGTCTTCCCAACGTTTCATAAAAGCATTGATTGCGGTGTCCACTGATGGACCTTCAGGGTTCTCGGAGACGCTATTTTCAGTAGTCTCGGACATATATTACTCCTTTGCCGAAAGGATCTGATTTTTCATCATCACCTTTTGGTTCAATGTGTTAACGATTTCTTGCATTGCCCGCGCAGAATGATAAGCGACTTCGCGCTCGTCTTTTTGTAGCGGATCAGTAGAGAAAAAAAGGCTTACATATTGATCGAGTAAGCCATTGACGGTTTTGGTAAACGCGTCGTTTCCGAGCAGCATCTCTGCTTGAGTACCCTGCTCAATTAGTTGTTGATCTTCCATAGTCTCTCCTTGACCGAATTAACATTTCCAGCGACGCCTGGCTGCTTTACCGCGCTCACCTGTCCAGCTTTTAGACCTGGCACAGAATGATTTGCGGCGTTTTGCAGCAGCGCTACCTGGCTTTGCTTTGCCAGTTACTGGTGCTTTTAAATTACCACCTGTAGCTTTGTTGTACTTGGCTCTGCCTTTAGCAGTTAACCCAGCACCTTTAGACGCAGGCAGTTTCTCACCTCGGCCGACAGACAGCCGAGGTTCTTTTTTCTTAGTTGGCATAATCCACCTATGAATTAGGACTGATGATTGCAGTGCGATCCGTAGCAGGCGTTGATTTAGCGAGCTCAAGCTCTTTGTAACCAATGTCTGCACGTACTTCTGAATCGAAGTCTTTGCGTTCTTCAGCACTGTAAGACGCAGCAACACTTGCTTCAGCTTTAGCTTTATCAAGCTCAATGTGCGCTTGTTCAATTTGTGCTTTAAGCTGTAGCTCTTGTTCTTGCAGCGCCACTTTACGCTCTTCAAGTTCCATCTGCTTCATCTGCATTTGCATCTGCATTTCTGCAGCTGGGTCTGGTTGCGGTGGCTCAACTTTATCTGGTGAAGTAAGGTATGTGTCGACATCCTTAATTCCAGCATTAAGCATTGCTTGCCGAACCATGGCGTATTTATTTTGTGCTGTGTAAAACGGCTGTATGCCTGGATCTTGAGAAAGCATCGCGTGAAGCTGTTGAAACTTTTGTGCTTCGCGTTCAGTTTCGCCATAGCCAAGTTTAAATGATACTTCAACGTCTTTGCGTTCTGCCCAATCTTGTGGATCTATCTGAACGTAATTGCCAGCAACATCAACTACCTTTTGATAGTTTTCGTTTTCAATTGCTAGACGATACACTTCCAAGAAAAGTGGCCGTAAAAACCCATTAGCAAAATTTCTTGCAATTATTTTTGAGCGCTGTTGCGAAAGGCTAACAAGATTTTCAACCATAGCAGCAGAGTTTTGTTTGCTTACTGCGTCTTTGTTTAAGCCTTGCGACAGCTTTGAAATGCCCGATGTATTTTCCGAGTCTTCTTCAAGCTGCATTATTGTTTGGAAAATAAACGGGTTTAGCTGGTTTTGAAGCAGCGGTTGTACACCATCAGGGCGCGTCACATTTACAATGCCACCAAGACGATTATCTAAAAGCTCACGAGGATTTGAAAGTGCGCCTTTTTGTACAAGGTATCTTGGGTTTGTAGTTACCGATGCATGGTCTAAAATTGAACGCATAAGTGCAGTTCGTGCATTCTGAGTCGGCATCAACTTATAAGCAAAGTTTTCGCCATGGAATGAATGCGGAACTGGCACAGGCGTAAATACAATAAAAGGTCTGCGATCTACTTCTTCTAAATCAAGAAGTGTAGTTCCAGCTGACACAACTTTGTACAAACGTGCTTCGCCATCACCTTCCATGTCTGCTTCGACGTATGACTCATAAACCACCACTTGCTTCATTTGCTCTTGGCGACCATGTTCGTCTGGTGACAATTTTTGTGGACCTACTTGCTCATGGCGGTAATAGCGCTCAGAGTAGTTTTCGCCTAATGGGTCTTCATCACTTGCAATTGTTTCGACAATCTCAGGATCAAAGCCCATAGCAATCAAGTCGGCTTTACGCATTGTGCGTCTGTGTGCGACAAAACCGTCTGTGACGCTTTTAGACATTGGGTTAATAATAAATTCTTCTGGTGGCACAATTTCAATGCACACTTTAGATTTATTTATGCTTTTGCGAATTATACCCGACAGCAAGCCATCTTCGTCGTTAAGCGACTGCAGACCGTCAACATTTGGATCAGCCATTAGGCCATCAAGTTCGTCTGAAGTTAAGTCTTCAAATTCTTCTTCGACTAGCTCAATATTGTTGTCCCAATATACCTTCGCAATACCATTGCGCGCCATAAGTCCGTCGTGAATAATGTCTCTATAGATAGAGAACCCATCGTTCTGTCTGTGAATGATGTAGTTGGTGTATGTCGTGCAGACCCGAGCCATTTCGACATCTTCTGGACCTTGAGCAGAAAACTGAACAACGTCGGTTCCGGCAGAAAAAGTCTCAAGTAGCAGAGCTTTTAAACCTTCGACGCCATCGTACACATCTTGTGAAACGTAGCTGCTGTTGCCGTTAGATTGGCGCTCAGGCAGTTCTGCGTGGTAGTAACGCAGCATCTGTTGCCGTTCATGGCTAAGATCGCCGTCGGAATATCCGATGGAGCCTTTGATCTCGTCTCTAACGAGACTGAGCAGCTCATCTTCACTCAGTGCTGTAAAAGTCTCAGCCATTAGATTGCCTCGCTGTAATAATCATCATTAATTTGAACTGGCTCCCAGCCTTGCTGGTGGCCATAGTTTGCAAACGCAAGCGACATAACGCAGTCGTCATGGCAGCCTGCTTCAGCTTCCATGCCTCCAGTTTCTGTCTCAATGTAAGTAAGCATTTCGCGCAAAGTTACTTTGTCGTGGATTTCAAGTTCATCCATACGAAGCGACGCTCTGAGCTCGTTGATTACAAGTGGTTTGCTTTTTGAAGTAGTAGAAAACCCTAATTTTATGGTTTCTTTATCGCTTATTTTGTCGACCACAATTTCTGTGTGAAAATTTGAATAAGCGTAATCTTTGTATAGACGTGTGCAGGTCAAAAGACCATGTGAGTTACTTTCACAAATAATATATGCGTCGTTAAAAAACTCACCTAAACGCAGCAGAACGTCTGCAAAATAATCAGGGTGCACGTGCCCTCTGAATGTTGCAACGTGGTGTTTTTTGCTGTCTAGCACTTGTGCAACTGAATAGTCGCCGCCTCTAATACCCATAGCAACATCTGCACCTATCGTGTACATCTCGCCTGGGTCTACATCTTTGTATAGAGTTAACTCGCCTCTTGGGTGCTTAATCCAAATGTCACCTTCTAAAGCCATGCGAGCAACAGGCTCTTCTGCTTTTTTAAGAAACTCAAGGATTTGGTCAGGATTAAAAATTGGGCGTCCTGAAGTCAAAAATGCTTCATCGGCATCTGACGGATATTCTTGCCTAAATAAATCAATACCGTTTTGTGCTACTTTTTTGCGTCTAAATGCTAGCTGCTCATTTGTTAGCTGGTATTTTTTAATAAGCTCTTCTTCTTCGGGCGTATAATCAGATCCATAAACCCACGGCTCTTGGTATTCTTCTTGTATATACCAAGGCAAAAAGACTGGAATAAAACCGTTTGTACCTTCACAAGCACCTTTCCACAAATCATAGAATTTTCCTGAGACACCGTTTGCGGTCGACTCAACAAAAACTGCTGTGTTTGGCTTGTTAGGAACAGCTTGCATAATAGCGTTGAAGTTTTCTTCGGCAGTTGAATGCGACCAGAAAGCAAGTTCTGATAGATGTGCAACAGTGACTGTCTCACCTCGCGCAACTGACTCACCACCAGCTGTAGCAACAACGTAAGAGCTGTCTAAGATGTCAAAGTTTAACTCTCGGCGTGAAGAATATTTAGTGTGTGGCTTAATAGGATCTGGGCAGTTTTCATGGTAGCGCCTTGTCATATCAAACAAAGCTCTAGTGCTGTCGGCATGGTGAGTCACAACTAAGCCGCGCTGTGCTTTGCGCTGTGACAGCCACCAATAAAGCCAACCACCAACCATTGTGGACAAGCCCATTTGCCGGGCTTTTAGAATGATAACGCGTATTTTGCCTTCATTTTGAAACTGGTCTTCTACTTGCTGCAAAAGATTTTGTTGTGCTTCGTTAAGTTGAAGGGCAGTTACGTCGCCGTCTTTTGTTCTAATTTTGAGGACGTTTTTGGAATAAAATCCAAAGTCATCCCTCAATTGCTTCCTGATCTTCTGTGCTTTCGATGTTGTCATCTAGACTTGCCAGCCACTCTTCAGCGACCGCCTTTACTTCATGCTTGTTCACGGGCTTCTGCTTGGTGAACTCCAAAAGAGCTTTTGCTGCACCAGCTTTTGTGGTTGCAGCATCAGGTCCTTCGGCGATCTCAAGCAAAACTGTGACAGCGCGTTTGGCAATATCGTCATCAGACGGTAGTAAACCTTGTTCAATCATTTGCTGTACTTTCTGTTCTGCTTTAACTCGTAACTGTTCACGAACTTCAGCAAGTTTATCGAGTTGGCGACCCCAGCCATCGGGTACTCCGACTGGTCTATGATTTTTTGCGCCTACTGTTCGAAGGTGCTCCAGATGTCTTTCCCACCTTTCGCCGCCCTCCAGTTTCATCCGTTTTATCGGATGCATGTGCATGTTCTTTTCTGTCCATGCTGGCTTTATCTGGGGCGCTGCTACTAGGCGTTTTGACTTCGGGTTTACGTTCGCTTTCGGTTTGTCCATTTTGAACAGTTCCTTGCAGCACTGCTGCCATGTAGTTACGCACCACCATATATGTTTGTGATGCACTCTTAACTAAAGATGCTGGAGGCATCGAGTTGATAAACTCTTGCCCCATGTTAATTCGCGCTTGTTTGGTAAAGCGCTCATCTTTCATCATTTGGTCAAAAACTTCGATAAGCTGATATAGCTCGTAAGATTTCAATTTGCTCTCCTTAGGTATTTTATGACAATGCGTAGAAGTTCGGTTCTGCTTCTTGTCCGAATGTCATTGATTTTTGTTGCTCAATTTGCTGAAGCACGTCTGCCATTGGGCGCTCTGCGGTCTGTGAGCCTTCTGGAGTCGTTATGTTGTAACGAACAGACATTGAGTTTGGATCTAAACCGTTTGCCTCAAGTATCTTTTGATAAATAGGCTGGCTAGCGATTTCTCTCAAAATCTGCCAGTAAAGCTGGCGCATGAGTTCACCGTTTTTGGCGTGTACAGCAAAAGCATCATGTGTGTGCATAAAGCCTGTTGCTCCGTTAGCACGCAGACGTTTTGCAAGCTCGCGTTGAACGTAAGCATCCAAAGAGTGGTTCAAAAACGCAGCAAAGCCAGTAATAGCTTTCTTGTCTTCAAACACAGGAACAGCAATGTTCTTGTCTTTGTCTATGCTCCATTTAACGCGCTTCTTTGCACTGTCTGGCAATTTGCCTGTGTAGACAGCAACGTCTCCGTCTGGAAGAGGAACACGCACAGCAAACATATCTTGCCCTTGCATGTTGTACATTGTGCTAGCAATTGACTTTGCGACACCCTCTGCCATCGCGGCGCCTGGGAACCGTGTGTCGAACTGCAACTCAAGATCATTTTGAATTTGCTTCAAACTGTCTTTAATTTGCTGCGGCCATTGGCCACTCTCGTCACGCTCGGCATATGCAGGCACTGACTTTGCTATCTCATCTGCACCAGATTTGAGTGCTGTGAGCTTAACTTGGCCATAACTGCGCCGATTACTAATGAATTTTTTAGTAATTTTGCGCGTTTTAGTTTGTGGCAAGTCAAGTGCACGCTGAAGATACTCGGCACCAGGGCGGTACAAATCGCCACCTGGGCCATCTGGGTCCATTGGTCCAATGTTAGTTTCTTGGGCCAAATTGGCGTCGCCAGTGAGCACAGCGTGTAGCTGGTATGAAGATGATGTTCCGTCAAACCAAACAGGATAGCTTGATCTAAAGTCAGACAAAGCCTGTTGAGACTCTGGCATCATGAAGAGTTCGCTTGATGGGATCTTTTTAGCACCTGGCACTATGTTTTCCAGATAAGATCTCATGCGCCCTAGTTCGATAGCTGCGCGTTGGATTTCAAAGCCATGGTCAGCAACGTCAAACAACGCGTGGTTCTTCTGATAGAGTGTTGTGCCACTTTGCTTGTCAAGGAACAGCTTTGGTGTGCCTCCACGTGTGTGGCTGAAGACGTAGCTACCATCTTGACCATAGGCATTTACCAAATAGTCAATAAGAGGCATGTCCAGATCTGACTGCGGAATAGCATCGCTAGCTGGGCGACCAGCAAGCTGCATATACTGCCCGACTGTACCGAACAAAAAGCCAACACGTTCATTGTACGGAAGTTCATTTGAAATGCCGAAATGATCGCGCATGCTATGAAGCATTTGCTCAAAGCCAGACTCACCGAGTGGTTCCCAATTAGGAAACTCCCAAATAGCTTTACCTGCTTTGCCTTGGTACGACGCTGAGCCGTTTAAGGTGTCAACACGAAGTCTATCTTGTGCACGACGCTTCATGAACAGCGGTGTCATACCACCATTTTCACCTTGGTTGTCTTTATATTGTTTCAAGGCTTCTGCTGCAGCCAACGTGTAAGCGCTGTCTGTAGTTCCGTCCTTTTTGTATATAAGATCAAGTCCACGATGTATTTGTGGTGTTGACTGCATTTTGTCCATCATCTCGTAAATTTTGTCGTTGATGACGAGAGCTTGTTTTTGTTCTCGATCAATGAATGCTTCCGTGTTGTCGTAGTTACCAAACGGATGGCCATTGATTTCGATTTTGCCATCCCAATGGGTTGGCTTGGCTCTGTTCTCAAATTTACGGACGTTGTTCAACTCAGCTTTAGCTTCCAATGCTGGGAGCGTAGGCACAAGCATATGTACAGGATACATACGACCACCGGCTGACGTTCTAAAGGCAAGACCAAAGTCACCAATAACACCAGCTTTTTGAAGTGCTTTGAGTAGCACCAAAAAGTCTTGGCGGTGCTGAGAAACAACTTCATCGATATCAGTGTCTGGATCTTTGTTAACAATGCCCTGGTCATTCATAACGCCAATAGCACGAAGATAGTCTGCTGCAATCATGCCAAGGTCAGTATTTGGCGTGACACGCGACAAAGTCTTTTTAAGGACTTCTGGTGTAACACTTGGGAGACCAAGGTTGTTAGCAATGTTGGTCATCGCTTCGTCGTATTGACTGTTGATTGTTGGAGCAATGGTCTTGGCGTTTTTGGCTAGATCTTGAATTTTATCAAGTGCCGCAAGGCGCTTTGCGACCATTGGTCCGCCTGGCTTATCTTTCTTCGCATAGGCAATATCAGGAACATAGAGATCGGCGTAATGCTCATTGATCTGACGCTGATGCACTTTGCCTGTGTAAACGTCATCGAGGATGCTATTTACATTGCTAAAGCCATTGCCGTCGATTAACTGCTTAAAGGCTTCAATAAGATCTTTGATCCGCGACAAGATGTACTTTACACGACCCATGTCTTCGCCGCGGGTTTCTTGAAGTCGTGCTGCAGTTTCAGCGAGTCCTTCAAGCATTTTTGCAGAGGTATTTAGGTCAGGATAAAGTTCTTCGACCTCGGCCATTACGTCTTTGTAAGTAGGATGAGATTGAATAATGCTCATTTCTTCTGGCGTAAGACGGTTTTCAACAGCATGAAAAATCTCATGTAAGACTTTTCGCTTGTCACCGTTTGAAGTCAGAGTAATGAGCTCTTGGCGTCTGTAGTAAGCATCGTCGCTTGCGTTAAACTGCACTTTAAAACCGTTGCCAAGTGCATCAGCTACAAGCTGAGCGCGCTCTGCGTCTGTGATTTTATTGCCAGCTTTGTGAAGCGAGCGAGATCTGAAGATGTCGGCTCTATCAAGCGCAGTTGGTGACACCACATATTCGTTTATGGTTTTACCAAACGGAGTTTTATATGGCTCAGTCTTAATGAGCTTGTTGCGTTTTAGTTGCTCAAAGATTTTTTCAGGCCACATCATTGTGATGCGTCCGTTGTCTTTAAGGTTCAAAGTTGTCTGAGCAAATTTGTCGGCGTCTGCAGGGTCAACTGCTGCGAATACTGACGGAGTAGAAAAGCCACTTGCGTCAATAGCTGAAGCAGAGCCTTTGCTTGTGCCATGGTTTAGTACAACCATGCGATCGCCATATAGCTCTTGGCCAGCGTCCATTTCTTCTTGAATTATGTCGCCGCCTGGCACTCCAAAACGAGACTCTTGTTTTGTATCAGCTGGCCCAAACTCGACGAGTGGAGCAACAACGTTGAGCAAGTAGTCTTTATGCTCTGGGTTATTTGCTACTGCTTCTTCAAGTTGAGCTTGCTTAAGAGCTTTTGTGCGTGCGTTAGCAACTTTGTTGGCAAGCTGCGCAAGTTCTGGAGTGGGAGCATTGTCCACAGCCACTTGAGCTGTTCGCATAGCATTGTCAACAGTTGCTTGATAAGCGATAAGATTTCCAATACCGCCACGCGCAAAGTTTGATGCCATGCTATTAGGTTGCAGCATTTGGTTCTGATTAGTTTCATTTACTTCCATTCCGAGCTCTTTTGCTCGGCCTACTATTGCGTCTTGTAGATTATAAAATTCACGTGATTGTTCACCGACACGAGAACCTGTTTTAAGGCTT